CTTGGATATTAAAAATTGGGTCTGTTTGGAATCGATATAAAAATTTTGTAGAGACAGGTAAAGATATTTTAGACACATCATGGTCAGGATTTAGTTATGTTCATAATTATGACCCTGTTACAAATTCTGCATCTAAAAATTATAATTTAATAATTAATGGTTCTCAGATGGATATTGTGTTAGAAAAAAATACAACATTAGGGGCTGAAACATCTTCATTAATTAATACAGGTTTTTACCCATTATTAATTAATGACTTTAATGTCTTTTATCAAGGATTCCAAATATATTCAGGTTACACTGACTCGGATATTCAAAATGGATTTACTTCAGGGGTAACGTTAAATTATGTACCTGAAGCAATTATCAATATGCCAGAAGGGTTTGACCCGAATAATCCAAAAAGAGATTTAAGAGTTATTCCTTGGTCAGTTTATATTACAACATTAGACCAAACTTCTTCATTTATTATTCCATCTCAAGGAGCGTTAATTAATCAAACTAGTAATGAATGTATTACTGAAGAAACTAATCAACTAAAGTATGAAATAACAGGTAACACCGCAATGTATAATGGTTCTGTTAGATTATTTTGGGAGGCACCTAACTATGGATATTTTGATATTAATCAAGTTGTTAAACCAACACCATTAAAATATTTAAAACAAGTTTTTAATCTAACTGGTAATACAAAACAAGAAAATTTTTCTATTAATGGAAAACAAGATGATTACACTGAAATAAGTGAAATGTTTTCAGTTTTTGAAAAAGAAATTTTAGATAGTTTTGAATCTGAATTTTTAAATTTCTCAAAATCAATTTATGATTTTGATGATGAATTTATCTCAAATAGTGATACTGAAACAACCAAATCATTTAAAAATTTCCAAATGTTAATGAGAAGTTTAATGAAAATACCTAAAATAAGTGGAACAACAATAAACACAGAATTAGTGTCTGCGGTTTCTCAATCACAATTAACTGTTTTATCTAATATTTTACAATCATTTTTAAATTATGATGTGGTTTTCAAATATGGTAATCCGGCAAATTTTGATAAAAGGTTGTTTTATACTTTTTCAAATAAATTAATAGCTGACCCATATACGTGGAATAAGTATTCATTTCAAACGCCAATACCATTACCTACATCAGGTGGAACAGTTACACTATCTCAATCAATAACTAATTATCCAAATGAATGGGAAACGTTACAAATTTATGTTGGATTTTCTGAAATACCTCAATTACAATATACAAATAATGGTTCGTATATAACGGATTTCTTTGTTGATTGTAATATAGAGTTTAGTGTTGATAATATTAAAACTTTTGCACCAATTATTAAAATTTATGCAACACAAAAATTAAATGATAATACATTAAATTATAATAAATTTGTAACATTAATGAATCAATACATTGATAGTACAGATAAGTTTCAAAATATTATTATTAATAAATTGATGCCTAAATTACAAAAACAATTACCGGATGTTGGTAGTACACCAGATAATGCTTTACCGTCGGTATTGGAATGTTCTCAAACAAAATTAGAATATTGGGAATCGTTTAAAGCTTTAAATGATAAATGGATATCAGGTAATGACTTTAAAACTAAAACACTTTTTGAGGACGTTTTATTAATGGATAGAGCTAATCGAAATATTGGTGATAAAGTGTTAATTGATGTTAATAAATTAAAAAATAGATTAACAGATATAAATGTTAAAACAAGTATGTTAACATTTGTTCAGACAATTTTAGTTGAAAACAACTTTGTTGTTATGAACATACCATCCTATGTTAATTTTTATAATGTTCAAGATGCTGTTAAAAATCCAGTACCAAAACCGGAAGGAACTCTTGAGTTTGCAAATACAATGTTTGGTACATTCTTAAATGTTGATTATAGAAATTCTTCAGCTAAAATGGTTTGTTTTTACGCGGGGAAACCAAGTGAACAACCTGACTTTAAAAATAATGCTAACGTAAGATTTAAAGGTGATTCTTTTGATTTAAGAAGAGCGTCCGATAATCCATTAATAGAGGACCAAATAGATAAAAATGATTGGGATAAATCAAATAAAGTTGTTGGTTTTAATGTTGACGTTGGTCCACAAAATCAATCTATTTTTCATGGATTTCAAATAGACCAAAGTGCGGGACAAGCAACGGCTGAATCATTACAACAAACTGATGAATTAGTTAAACAATCGTCAGGTAAAGCGGCGGGGACTCAAAACATTTCATTATATAATTTATATAAAAATAGAAGTTATGCTTGTACAGTGTCTATGATGGGTAATGCGATGATTCAACCAACAATGTATTTTAATTTACGACATGTACCAATGTTTAGTGGAGCGTATATGATTCAGGAAGTTAATCATAGTATTGGACCAGGTACTTTTGAAACAGTATTCAAAGGTATTAGACAATCAATTTCAAATTTACCTGAAATGGATAGTTATATTCAAACTTTAAAAACTAATTTGTTAACATCAATTATTGAGAAAAATAAACAAGATAAACAGGCGGCAATTAAAGAAAATGGTACGAAAGGAACAAATGTTATTAGTCAAGCTAATGATACTGTTAAAGAAGCTTCGACTAACCCGGCTAATAGTTCCGCAACTAATTCAGATTGTAAACCAACAATAACTAATTACGCAAAATATGATAATGTTGATGCTCCAACAACAACTAAATCTAAATATAACGACGCTATCTCTACAATTATAACTCAAACTCAAGACCAAAAATTAAGGTATTTAGTTTTTGCTGCGATTTATTTAGGTTCGTCAAACGGAACTCAATTAGAAACAAAGGAAAACAACTATTCAGGTGTTGATTTATTACAAAATTGGGGACAAGCGGGGGATTCATATTTTAATAAACAATATTATTGTACTTCAAGTAATATACCTTATTCAATTTTTTCAGATTTATCTAAACATATTGAATTTTTAATCGCTAGATGGAAAGATAGAACTAAACAATTACCTGAAATAACTGCAAAAGAAATTACTAAATTTTATACATTATATTTTTCAGCAAATGCAAAAAATATTGATGTTTATAACAAGTTAGTTCAACAAAACGCAAGTTTCTTAAGTGAGATTGAAACTAATGTTCAAAAATCTATTGACCTATTTAAAACCGGTAGTGGTAACGAAAGTGGTTCATTACCACCAAATACACCACCAACTACAAATACTAATGAGGCACTTTTTGAAAATGCCAAAAAATTTAATACATTTTCATTACAAAATCTTGAAATAAAAGGTGATGTTCTTAGTGGTGATTTTGAAGTTAACAATCAAAATCAATTAATAACACAAGATTATCCTGCTAAATTATATATTTCAGGAGGAATGAATAATGTGGAAATTGGTAATTTTATAATAAAACCAAAAATAAATAAAAATGTTGGGACATTTCTTTCTGTTGCTAATATTACAGAAATTTTAGAGGCGGCTAAAAATGATAAAACATATCGTTTTACACTTATTGTTAAAGTTAACGCATTTCCAAATATTAGTTATGGTTTTTCAAGAGTACTTTTACCACTTAAGTGTCCGGATAAGGGTTATAAATATCGTCAAATAATTGAAGTTGATAAATGGGACGCAATTAAAGATAATATTTGTTGTAATTGTTATAGTAAACCATACGAAGGTTCAGAGATTATTTGGGACAGTAAACGTTGTTCAAAAAATGGAACAACATGTTAAATTAAGTTTTTTCAAAATAAAAGATATTTATAAATAAAAGATTATGGACACAAAATTAATATTAGACAACTATTTAGGTAAAAATACCAGAAGTACCGAAAAAGATTTGGGAGATGGTTCTAAACAAGTATGTGATTTAGACACTGGAGATTGTTATACTATCAGAATGAAAGATGGTTTAATTGAAAGAGTTGATAACACATTAAACAAAAATAAAAAAATTCAAGTTGAAACTTTAACAGGTGTAAAACAACTATTAAACGGTTAATAACATGAAAAAAATAGACAATCAAATTTTAGAGGAAATTGCTCGATATAATTCTATCAATCAATATATTGTTGAACAAGATGCAACATTACCTCCAACACCTGGTGAGGTTGACCCAAACGCTGCTCCGGCACCGGATGCGGGATTAGCACCACCGGCAGACCCAAACGCGGCTCCACCGGCACCGGCAGCTCCTGCAGGTCCTCAACCTGTTGATGTGGCAAATGACCCTGATGTTGAGAAAGTTGGTGAAGATGAGAAATCAGAATCAAAAACTGAAGAAATGGATATTACGGATTTAGTGAAATCACAGAAAAAAGTTGAAGAAAAACAAGAAGAATATTTTAGTAATCTATTTCAACATTTAGATAGTTTAGAAACTAAATTAGGTGAGATGGATGGTATCATGACTAAATTAAATGACTTGGAGGCTAAAGTTGAAAAATACAGAGAAAAAACTCCACAAGAAAGATTAGAATTAAGAACATTAGATTCAGGTCCTTTTAATCAAAAATTAAGTCAATTCTTTGATGACAAAGAAGAAGATATGGAAAATTCAGGAAAAAATGAATATGTTTTAACTCAAGATGAGGTTGAAGATTATTCTCCAAATGAGATTAGAAAAACCTTCAGAAATTTTGATGATGAATTAAAACCATTTAAACAAGTAAAATAATTAAAACGGTCTTCGGACCGTTTTTTTCACAAAACAATTTGACAAACACACGGCTGACACTTATACTTTTATAAACCTTTAAATATTTTAAACACTATGGCGACAAATTCATTAGACGCAGTTTTGGCTCAATACGAGCAATCAAAACAAGGTAGCTCTTCTTCTACCTCAAAATTTACACAAGAAGAAAGAATGAAAAAATACTTCGCGGCAATCCTTCAAGATAAGGAAACTCAAGGCCAAAGAAGATTAAGAATCTTACCAACAAAAGATGGTTCTACTCCATTTAAAGAAGTTTGGTACCACGAGATTCAAGTTGATGGTAAATTCCAAAAATTTTATGACCCGGGCAAAAATGACAGTGAGCGTTCACCTTTAAATGAGGTTTACGAAGAACTTCGTGCAACCGGAAAAGAATCTGACAAAGAGTTAGCTAAACAGTACTTATCACGTAAGTTTTATATTGTGAAAGTTATTGATAGAGATAACGAGGCGGATGGGGTTAAATTTTGGAGATTTAAACACAACTACAAAAATGAAGGAATTTTAGATAAAATTATTCCTATTTGGAGAAATAAAGGTGATATTACTGACCCGGTAACAGGTAGAGATATTATTTTAGAATTAACTAAAGCAAAAACTCCAAAAGGTGCTCAGTACACTGTAATCCAAACAGTTATGTATGATGACGCTGCTCCTGTTCACGAGGATAAAGCAACTGCTGACGGATGGGTTAACGATGAGTTATCTTGGGAAGATGTTTACTCTAAAAAACCTGTTGAGTATTTAGAAGCTATCGCAAGAGGTGAAACTCCAAAATGGAACTCTGATAAAGGTGGTTACGATTATGGTAACTCTGATTCTGATGAGATGTCATTTGGTGGTTCTAAACCATCTGCTCCGATTGACCCACAAGCGGGTGATGAACCGGAAGATGATATGCCTTTCTAATCAAAAAAAATATAGACATATTACTTGGACACTAGGAATATCTTGGTGTCCAACTTGTCTAAACAAACTAAAAAAATTAAATTAACTTGGACATATGGCAATTAAAAAACATGATTTTAAATCCATTAAGGATAAATTCTCAACATCTGCAAAATACAAACCACAAAAGTTCTTTGATTTAGGACCTGACTTTTTGGATGCGGTTGGTATTCCCGGACCGGCTATTGGACATTTAAATATGTTCTTGGGTCACTCAGA